ATGCCGCAAACCTCTCCGTCTGGTTGCCCCACACATCCCAACCCTCACGCGGTGCGCGGGCAAACAGTTCGCAATACGGTCCCGGAACAAGGGCTTCGATGCGGTCGTGAATCTCGTCAGGCTTGCGGGAGTGTTCCCGGCGCGGCGCTTCGATAAGCTGGCGCACGGACGCGCTCTGCCGCTTTGGCTTGCCGCGCGTGAACAACATGCATTGCTCAGGGTTGCCGCGCGTCCAGTAACCAAGGCCGATATGATGCCCGCCGTTGGCCTTTAGTTTTGTCCAGGTGAACGCGACCGTCTTGAACTTGAAGCCCCACGCCTCGCCAACGGCAAGCGCCTCAGGCAACATGCAATCGACGGCCCAAAGGAACAGAACGCAGTCCGGTGCGGCGATGTCGGCAACCGGAAGCGACCGAATGTCGGCAAGCCCCATCGTGGCGTAGTGCCGCTCGGCAAGCCCTTCCTGGCGCACCATCGCATCCGGCGCGCGGTTCTTGCCCTTGTCCGACCATGACTTGAACGACCACGGCGGGTCAGCCAGGATCGCGCCATATTGTCCGGCTGGAAAAATCACCGCACCCTCCGCACAGTTCGCCCGTGCTTGGGATCGGCAGGGCATATGTTCTTCTCAGAGACGACCCAGCTTTGGCACGTCATGCACCAGCGGGCGGGGATGGCCTTTTTCATTCCGGCCACACACGCAAACGGGCGCGCCCCTGTTCGATATCGGGGTTCTTCCGCAGCAGAAGCGTCGAGACGTAGCGGTCGTCGGAAATCAGGCCGTGGGTTTGCAGGAGGTCCAGCGCCGCCTTGGCCCGGTTGTCCAGATCAGAGCGGGCTTCAGCGGGAACCTCCAGGCACACGACAGACCATCCTTGTACGGGAGTCCGCCGTACAGCCGCCTTTACGTCCCATTCGGCGGCACGTTGCCACACGCGGTAGCGTTCGGTCTTGTATCGGCCCCGCCCTTTCCAGTTCTTGGAATTGGCGTACATTTCGTTGACCGACGGCGGACAAGGTATGTCCAAGTCAACCGACGCAAGAACGTCTGTTGGGACAATGTTCATGTCCGATCCTCCTCATGTTCCCGGCGCGGGTCGTAGATCGTGCCAAACAGGGCTTCCGCCGGGTCGTCGCCATCAAGAATGCGGGGAAGGCTTTCGCGGAACTCCCGCAAGATGTCCTCAAATGGAATCGTCATCGCCGCCCCCATATCCGTGCGATCTGTGCCAGGTGCCATTCCTGCCGCCGGTGATGGAACCGCCGGAGACAGCGATGCACGCGGTAGCAGGCGAAGTGCCAGCGGTGGTGGAGCCTACGCAGCATCATCACTGCTCGATTGTCGGTAGGACTCCATCGCGCGGCGGAATATCTCTTCCGCGCGCCGGTCCAGTTCCTTGTCCAGTTCGAGATCGGCTGCGACCTGTGCCCGCAATTCGGGGATCAGGGCTGCCAGCTGCATGTAGGATTCCGCCCGTGGCGCGCATTCACCGTCCCACCAGTTCCGGGCGGTGCGCAAAGTCACCTTCGCGTCTCGCGCCAGCGCCTTGATCGGATCGGTCAGTGCCCCGTAGTGGTCCCGAATGATCACCGCGAAACGTGCGGTGAAACTTTCTTCACTATCCGGGTGATTTTTTCGGGCAGCGTTTTCCCTAAAAGTCATTCCTTCGTCCCTCCAATTTGTCTGCGTGTCAGGGAAACACACAGACGCTGAGGAACGACGGAGCCGGCCTGGGGATGCGCCAACATCTCCGGCCGGTTTTGTGTCTCTCGGGGCGGCTGCAGAAAAAGCCGTCGAGAAACTCAGGGGATTGATGGAATACCGGGGCGTCATTTCAGCACCGGCAAATTGTAGAAGTCGTTCGGTTGAACGGCCCCTTCGGTCGCGAGAAACACATCAACCATCACGTCAGGCGCAGGAATACGCGCACCCTCACGGTAACGCCGAACAGCCTCGCCAGATCGACCGATGATCCGGGCGAACTGGGTGTTGTTGATGCGTTTCAATTCGAGATAGTCGGAAAGCGTCATGCCCCCGATATACACCATGCTGGTGTGCTTTGCAAGCACAATACCCCATATCGGTGCGTTACATTCATGATAAGATCGTCAAAATACGGCGGCATGAAACGGATACCGAACAAGCCCGGCGACAATCTTGCGAAGCTGCGCAAGCGAGCGGGCCTCACATTAAAAGACTTGGCCCAAAGGGTCGGAACAAACTACCAGACGATCCAAAAGCTGGAGCAATCCGAGCGCGGCATGACCGCCGATTGGATATTTAAGCTCTCCCACGCATTAAACTGTGCGCCCGGCGAAATACTGCTAGGCGATGAGCGCAACGGGCTTGTTAAGGCTCCATTAGTATCTTGGGTTCAGGCTGGACGGCTCACAGAGGTTGAAGATCCATACGAGATCGGAACCGGGGAACAGTTTGTCTATGTGAATCACCACCGCGACAGCGTAATCTCGCTCACGGTACAAGGGGACAGCATGAACCGGGTCGCCCCCGCCGGTAGCCAGATTGTTGTTGATTATGACGACAAGGTTTTGGTCGATGGCGGCTATTACGTCATCAAAATGGCCGATGAAGCGACCTTCAAAAAGTATCGAGCCTCCCCGGATCGCTTCGAGCCTGAGAGCCTATCACCGCACGATACTATTTTCCCAACCGCCCCGGTCGTGGTCGTCGGTCGCGTCGTCCAGGTCAGCCGCAAGCTGTAGCCCAAATTAACGCCACACTAAAGGCGCGCGAATTTCTGCGGCCTAAAGCACACCATTATGGTGTTGACACACACACCATTATGGGGTAGCTTTCCCTAAGTCACGGCCCGCTGACGGTGCGCAGGTATCCCCTCCTCTCCCCCAGCCGGCGCTTACCGGCGGGTCGTGACGCCAGATAGGAGAAGATCATGTACGAAGCCCGCAATCTGTCCGTTCTTGCCTACGCCAACGGTTTTACGCTGTGGCACTACGCCACGTTTGATCAGATGGCTGACGTGCTGGCGCCCGGCTACTTCGCCGACGCGGACAACATGCTCCGCACCGGAGATCACATTCACGTCAATGCGGACCTCGGCCGCTGCATTCATGCGGGCTCGGTCGTCATCAGCAAAACCGGCGAGCAGATCGTGGCGCAGCGCTTCTGGACTGGCGACCCGCGTGACCCGGCTGCGCCCAAAGAGGTGGCGGCATGAGCGATCAACCGAAATGGGCGCCTAAATACGACCCCTCTACGCACCGGATCGAGATCAACGACGAGGAAGGCTGGTCTGTCGCCTTTATTCATGTCCCGCCGGTGGTCAGCTTTGACCAAGCGTGGGAGCGGGCTTTGAAGATCGCCAGCGCGCCGGAACTGTACGAGGCGGTAAAGGGCCTCGTTCGATATGTCGAGGCGGTTCGCCACACTGCCGGAATGGGCAAGACCCAGCTTGAAAGGCTTGATGCTGCGAAGGCCGTCCTAGCCAAAGCGGAGGGCCAGGAATGACCGCCCTCGACGCCCTTTATCTCCGCTACGACGGCCCGATCCCGCTGTATGTGCTGGAAACTTATCAAGCCGGTGGAGCCGACAAGGCCCGCCGCGCGCACATTCAATCGACCGTCCGTGAATACGAGGGCATGGCCCGGCGGGCGCAGCGCGGCATTGTCCGGTTGCGCCAAGAGGGCCAGCAGGGCACCGCCGCCATGGTCCGCGCCCGCGAACACTTCCTGTGGCTCCACGACCGCCTGCGGGCGCTCAACGGCGATTTGGAGGCAGCATGACCACTCTAGTCCTTGAAGACCTAGACCTGGAGGGCGCGATGCAGATCGACAACGTGGTGATCCCGTTTCGCTGGACCGAATCCGACATGAAGGATTTTTGGTCTGACTTCCCGACTGACTGCGAACCGGACATTCAACCGGACATGGAGGAAAGCGATGCGCCTGTTTCTAACGATCTGCGCTGACACAATCGCCCTGGTGGTGTTCTTCGCCTTGCTGTTCCTCGCGATGGTGGGGGCTGGCGGGTGATTACTTCGCAGGGAATGTGGGACGCGCTGTTCGAGGATCAGGCGGCGCGGGCGCCCTGCGGGTTCTACCGGGTGCGGACAGAACGGCGCGGGGCATGGCGTCCCGCAAGGATCGAGAAGACCGTGGCGGTTGACCCAGACACGGGCGAGCAACTGGACCGCAGCCCGGTGAAGACCGCGACGATTGCGGGAGAGCCCGCCGATATCGGTCAGGTCGCCACCTTTGGAGAAGCGATCACCGAAAGCGAATATTTGTATCTCATGGCAATGGAAGAAATCAATGCAGAGTGAACAGATCAACGAACTCGCCGCCGCGTTGGCGAAGGCGCAAAGCGAGATGAGCAACGCGCCGTTGAACAAGGTCAATCCGCACTTCAAAAGCAAGTACGCGGACCTTGCATCCATTCGAGACGCGGTGATCCCGGCGCTGTCCAAACACAACCTGTCTCTCATCCAGTACACGATACAGACCGAGTTTGGGTTGGTCCTTTGCACCCGCCTTGCCCATTCGTCCGGGCAGTGGATCGAAGGGGAGTACCCCCTCCCGGTCGTGTTGGACAAGCCGCAGGCGATGGGCAGCGCGTTGACCTACGCCAAACGGTACGGCATGGCGACGATGGTCGGCATCTCGGCGGACGAAGACGACGACGCCAACGCGGCGCAGGGTGCGGCGAAGAAGGCCGAACCGTCGCCGGCGGAAAAGAAGGCCAAGGAAATTGCCGACGCACTCAGGGGCGCCGATGCGCTCGCCGTGATCGACACGATCTGGACCGAGAACCAGAAGCATATCGAAGCCCTGCCACCCAACTGGCGAAAGCGCCTGGAAGACCTGAAGATCGCGCGGGCGGCCGAACTCACCCCACAAGCAGCGGAGTAGACGATGGCGAGCATCAACAAAGTGATTCTGGTTGGCAACGTCGGGCGTGACCCGGACGTGCGCACCACACAAGACGGGACGAAGATCGTCAATCTCTCCGTCGCCACGTCGGAAAGCTGGAAGAATCGCAACAGCGGCGAGCGCAAGGAGCGCACCGAATGGCACCGGGTGGTGATCTTCAACGACCGCCTTGCCGAAGTTGCCGAACGGTATCTGCGCAAGGGATCGAAGGTCTACTTGGAAGGCCAGCTGCAGACCCGCAAGTGGACCGATCAAAGCGGCGTGGAGAAGTACACCACCGAGATCGTGCTGCAACGCTATCGCGGCGAACTGCAAATGCTCGACACGCGGGCGCCCACGGGTGACTACCCGGACAAGGCCCGCCAAGACCCGCCGCAGGAGGATTTCAACGACGAAATCCCCTTTTGACCACCCCCTCGTAAAAGCCGTTCTAGAGGGGTTTCCGGGTAGCAAGATCAAGGAGGTTAGAGATGCCGAGGTTTATTCTGAACAGTGAAGAAAATCAGATCCCAGTCTGCCTCTCCTTGGTGGAAGACGACGGGGGCATTCTTCTCATGGCGCAAAAGGGTGGACTTAATCAATGCCTCCTCATTTTTCACACCGATGGTTCGGTAACGGGCGTCAAATACGTCGACAAATCGCTCGGCATCAACGTGGACGGAGACGGCAAGGTCATTGTCGAATGACCCTCCTCCCCAAGCGCCAGCCCCACCGCGACCGGGCCTATCTCGATTGGCTCCGCAAACAACCGTGCGTCTTCACCGGGCGGTCCCCGTGTGATCCCGCGCATATCCGACTGGGGGCGGACGGGGGCATGGGCATGAAGCCGTCCGACTTCTACGCGCTGCCGGTCTGCCCGGACTACCACCGGGACCAGCATCAGCACGGGGAAGCGACCTTCTGGGTTCGGATGATGAACGAACACACCGAAGCCGTGATGGCCCTCATTCGGGACGGCGCGCGGTGGCGGTATGAGGAGTGGAAGAAATGAAGGCATGGCATTTCACGGCGGACAAGCTGCGCGATGGGCGGCCGATTCCGCCGGTTGGTGAGGTTCTGCGGCATGATGGGCCGGTAGAGATATGCGCCACGGGTCTACACGCGAGCGAACGTATCTTTGACGCGCTGACCTATGCGCCAGGACACGTAATCCACCGCGTTGAGTGCGGCGATATTGTTCAAGCTCAAGACGATAAATTCGTCTGCCGAGAACGGACAATTTTGTGGTCGGTTGATGGCGAGGATGTTCTCTGCGCCTTTGCGCGACGGGTTGCTCTCGACGTCATCCACCTGTGGGACGCGCCCGACGTGGTGCGGAAGTATCTTGAAACGGGTGATGAAAAATTAAGGGACGCCGCCTGGGACGCCGCCAGGGCCACCGCCAGTGCCGCCGCCTGGGCGCCCGCCTGGGCCGCCGCCTGGGACGCCGCCTGGGACGCCGCCAGGGACGCCGCCAGGGCCGCCGCCTGGGCCGCCGCCT